GAAAACACCTTGGCGGCGAGCTTGGTCAAGACCCACACCAAGAGCAAGGCCGGCACCTACCGCCCCTCCAGCCATGCGGGCGCGGGAAGCCTGCGCGGCAGGACTGGACGAGGGCGGGCGCAGAGCCTCCGCTTGAATGCGCTGCGAAACACTTGGGCGCGGGGCAGCCGGGGCTTCAGCAGCCGGGCGAGGCGGGGCAGCGCGGCGTTGTTCCATCTCACGCATGGTGCGCTCGCGCATCTGCTCCTGCGTCAGGGCCTCACGGGCAGCAGCACGCCTAGCCTCACCTTCACGAAGACGGCGGGCAGCCTCTTCGCGGGGGTCAAGTCCCGCCCTGCTACGAATATCATCAGCCATTTTACTTCTCCTTGGACTTCTTAGCGGGAAGGGGCTTGCCCGCTGATCTGAGCGCAATCGCAATCGCCTGCTTCTGGGGGCGACCGCTTTTAATTTCTCGGCTAATGTTCTCCGAGATGGTCTTCTGGGAGGTGCCCTTCTTAAGCGGCATGGAGAGCTTCCTTCTCAGTTTCGTCGACACGCCGCAGCCAGCCACGGCCGAAAGTCGGGAACGTCTTCAGGCCCTTATAAAAGTCGCGCCGCTCTTCGGACACCTTAGCAATCAGGTCGGCAGGGTCGGCGGCGTTGATGGCGGCCATGCTCTTAGGGCCAAGCGCCCCGTCCTCCACGGCTCCGGCGCCCCGCTGCATCAGCCTGACTGCCCGGCGAACGCCCTTGTTGACGGCCATGTCAAAGGCCAGCAGATCCACGCCCGACTTCAGTTCGTCGCAGCGCAGCGCGTCCCAATACTGGTCCTTATAAATGGTGTTGACGTCGGCGTCAGAGATGGCGCGCAACTCGTCCTTGGTCATGGGTTTGCCCTTGAAGGCCGAGAAGGTAGCGAGCGTGATGCCCTTCATGGTGGCGCCGCCCGGGTCCTCTGGGTGATCGACATAGCCACCCTCATGCTTCAGAATTAGGGCCAGCCACTTGGCGTAGTTCTCTTTCACTTGCGCACCATCTTACTCATTGCGTCACTCTTTTCCTTGGAGCCGGCGGAACTGCCAAAGTAATAGGCAACCACGCCGCCCCATGCCGTGCCAAGCGTACCCAGCATAACTAGCATAGCCTCGGAGCCGCCCGTCGTAGGCAGGCCATTCAGCAGCATGAAGAACAGCACCCCGAAATACCCAAGGGTGATCAGGCCCGCCAGCGCCTTGGGCGTCCAGTCCTTGGTCTTGATCTCCCGGTCCCGGGCGCTGTTGCGGTCCTCGTTGGCGATGCGTTCCAGATCAACGTCCAGTTCGCGCATCTGCACCGCGAAGTCCTGCTCGGCTTTCTTCAGGGCCAGCAGTTGTTCGGGTGTCGCCTTGGCTGCCGCCTCGACAAGCTCGGCCTCGGTACCATCCGGCTTGCCAAGCAGGGCCTCAGAAATGGCACGGGTCGCCATGCCTGCCAGAGGTCCACCCACGGCAGTCGCAATGGACGGGGCTACCGTCCTAACGAGATTGAGGAGCGGTTCCATTCCGGGACTCCAAAAGGGCCACGCGCCTGTCAAGTTCGTTGATCATGCGGGTCAGGTCAGCACGAATGGCGGCACGGGCAGCAGCCGCGTCGGCAGCCATTTCAAGTCGGCCCCGCTCGATGCCGGCCATGCTACGCTCACGGTCGAGCGTCATGTTGCCCCGCGCAATGGCGGCGTCCCGCTCCACCTGCTCGATCCGGTTGGACAGTTGCTCGCGGATCTGGGCCATGTCGATGGTCGTACCCTGCGGCGGGATCGCCCGGTTGTCCTGCGTGACGACGACCGCAATGCGGGACTTGAGGATGGTGATCTCGTTGTTGGCCGACGACAGGGAGGTCATCAGGTACACGACGCAGCTAAAGAGGATCGGGATGGCCGCAAAGACCACCTTCTCGATTAGCGCGCCCTTCGAGGCGTTGGCCGCCATCTGTTCGGACATTTGGGCTTGCTTGGCTGAGTCCGACATGCTAATCAGTTCCTATGTAGTCAATGGCTTCTTGAACTTCTTGTGAGGCAAGCAAATAAATCCTAGCAAACTCAAGTAGTTGGGGGTCGTCTTTAAACTTACCAAGGCCGAGATTGCATTCGGAACAAAGAATGCCTCGGACTCGATTAGTCTGGTGACAATGATCTACAACTAGCCGGCTTGGCTTGTCGCCACATATAGTGCATTCGCCGCCAGCCAAAAGCTCTTTGAGGATGGTATCGTCGCACCCCATATCGCGATACTTGCCGCGTCTAATATCAGAACGATAGGCGCTGCGGCAAGAACGGCACCAACTATCTAAGCCATTCTTCTTTTTATTGTGCGGCGGGAAGAAAGCGGGGGAAGCTCCCTTCGCTACCTGACACTTGGTGCAGGTCAGCAGTTCCATGCCTTCCTCGCCAGCCGAAGACGGCTCTTGGGATTCTTGGCGGCCTTCGGCCACATCTTCATTTGACCAGCAGAGCGGGCACAGAACGAATCCCGGCGCGGGCCTCCCTCGGGTTGAGGAGCTTTGAGGCCCGGCTTACCGGGGTTCGCACGATTGTAGGAGGCACGGCCTTTGGCATTGAGCCCACCTTTAGGGTCTTTGCCTTCGGCCCGTTGCCATGCCGGGGTCTTAGCCATACCCCTATTATATCACAGATTATAAAGCCTTTCAATGGAGACGGACTCCACGTCGAAAACCCCCGGCGCCGTGAAGTGCAGCAGGTGGAAGCCATTCCACCACAGCTTCTTGGCCGCCTTCGCGTAGGAGAAGTCCCCCTTGGGGTCCACGAAGCAGCCGCCCACCAGAGCATGCAGCTTGGCACCATCCGCCTTGGTCCGGGTAGCCGTGGACAACAGGTGCGAATGGCCGCAAACGCACGAGACATGCTGGGACTTCAGCAGGTTGTTGGCATGGTGTTCGCCGCCCTGCGGTCGACCCATGACCCCGGACACGAAGTAGTGCTGGAACACGGCCCCATAGATGGTGACCGGCTTCAGGAACTGGTGGTACGTGAGGTCGAAGGTAGGCCGCCGCATGTACACCAGTTGCTTCATGGTCTTCGGGAACTCCGACGTGAGCAGTCGGTTATCGGAAGCCATCCACTTGTTGTAGCGGTCCTCGTGGTTGCCCTCGATGAAGTCGATGGGCGCACCCCCGTAGGCGGCAGCGATGGAGGCGATCCAATCCAACGCGTTGAAGCCAGCCTCGATGTCATCTTGGAGGGACCTATGCGACCAGCGCGGGTCTTCCATGTCGTGGGTGCATAGCGAGCCGAAGTCCCACAGATCGCCGATGTGGACCACCCGGTCCAGCACCACGTTGCGGTCCTCCATGAACGCCATCATCTTGGCGAACCGGTCCAGCTTGTCGCCTGGCATCGCATGCGTGTCGGGGATCAGCAGTACAGTCTTGGGTGTCATGCCGTCTTCTCCCGGCGCTTGGCTGTCGAATCCAGATAGACACCCGTCAGACCGGGGCTGGGCCTGTCGTCATTCAGGTCGTCCGACAAGCGGGCGTCCATCAGGATCATCAGGCATGCCACGGCATGTGCGAGGTGGGACTGGCCGCTTTCGAGATCGCTGTCCTGCCCATCCCACCAAGACAGGATGTGCCGCATCGCAGCATTGTAGTAGACGGACGCCGAGATCGGGTCATGCCGCCAGTTGGTCAGGCCGTACTTACGGCAGCCCAGCCGCATGACGTCTCCGACCATGAACAGGGGCGCCACCGGGACACCCTCGATGCCCGACTTCGACATGCCGTGGACGGTCTTGGGATTGCCGTCTGGCAACTCAAGTGACGGGTCCATCACAGCCCCCAGATGAGGGCGATCAGCCCGATGACGAAGGCCACTGCCACGGCGACCACGATGACGACCAGCGACTTGTCGAGGCGGCCCAGCTTGGTCCAGTTGGAGGGGCGGACGTCTTCCGCGAAAGCCACCAGCACAAAGGCCAGCGTGATCAGCAGGATGACGGACGTGAATGCGATCTGCGTAACAATCATGTTAGGCTCCTGTGCTACCAAGCCCGCCTTCGCCGCGAGCCGTTGTTGTAAGGGCAGTCACTTCCTCAACCGCAAGGTGTGTGACCGGCATGATCATAAGCTGGGCGATCCGCATACCCGGTTCCACCAGCACGTAGTTTTCGCTGGGCCACTGAGGGGTGTAGGGCAGCCGCCCCAAGATCACCTTCAGTTCGCCCCTGTAGTCTTCGTCGATGACACCCGGCGCGTTCAGCACGAAGATGCCATTCTTGGCGGCGAGGCCAGAGCGAGAACACACGAGGCCCACGTGACCGGGCGGCAACTCGATGGCGATGCCGGTGCCGATGACCTTGAAAGTCCGCATGTCATCGATGCAAATTGTATCGGCGGCGAACAGGTCATAGCAGGCAGCGCCCTGAGTTGCTCGCATCGGGATGTGAGCGTTGGGCACTAGCTTCTTGAACTTGACGGTGGGTTGCATTGCGTCTCCCATCATATGCCTAGCCACTGGCATTCCTTATACTTACCGAGTGGCATGGCGTCAAGTCCATAAATGCTTAGGGACTTCTTGTGGGAGGACGGCTTGGCGTTCTTGTATATCTGGAGGTAGGACAGCTTGGCGTCAGGATATATGGCTGCCACCACGGGACCGTAGAATTGCATCAGCTTCTGGCGCACGGGGCGCATCCACGAGAGCTTGATTTCTACGATGCAGATGTGGTCGTCGGCTAGCCGCAGCAGGGCGTCGGGCTGGCAGATACCGCTGCGCTTGGGCGTCTGGTAGTAGAGCCAGGGCGAAGCCTCAACGGTTCCGTAAGTGGCCTTGAGTTTCTTGAGGACGGCCTTCTCAAATGACAGACCAGCTTGCTGGGCGGCAGTCCGCTTCGTCTTCCTGAACTGAGGGACGTAGTCAGCATACCGCCCAACAACTGGAGAGCCCAGCCGAATGGGGGCCGGGCGCCTAGGATACTTCGCCAAGTTTACTCCGGGCCGGGCAGGTACCGGCGGAAGCCATCTTCGAGGAGACGCAGCGTCAGCGCCATTTCGGCCACGTCGATAGGCGAGGTCAGCATGTGGAATGCTTGGTCGCCATCGCTGTCAGCGTGGAAGGAGACACCGCAGACGAAGCTCTTGATGGTGTCCTTATTGTCCAGCAGGAACGTCGCCAGATACGCGATGGATTCCTCCCGCTCGCTCATTACCTCGGCTTCGGTGACCGTGGGCTGGGCAGTCCCCTTGAAGGAGACGATGTTATCGGTCGGTGACATATCGAATCCTCGCGTTCGCAACGTCCTGATGGATGTTGGTTCTGATGACGTGGATGTTGGTGCCGTTGGACGGGTCGATAGCCCGCTCCATCCAGACCTTCACCTCATAGCCACGCTTGCGCCACCAGTTCTTGATGTCGGACATCAGCTTGTAGTTCGCCGCCTTGTCCGACAGGTAGTCATGCTTTGCTGCCATGGGGCCTCCACTTCTTGAGGCCATCAGGATTCTTATCGCTGGCCTTGAGCCAATTATAGCCGACTTCCACGTCGAATGGAATAATAATTTCGCGGCTCTTGCCCTTGATGTCAGCGACCGGGAACGGGAAGTTCAGGCACTCCAGCACCTGTGGCAGCAACTTGTCGGCCTTGTCGATGCGGACCTGACCCAGCACCGCGTCATGCAGGTTCAGCAGGATCTGCACGTCCGCGCCCGGCTTCCCCTCGAAGCGTTCCCACAGCCTATAGATGCCGATGTTCATGAGGACACCGACACAGTGCTGCGGCACAAAGGCAATGGCCTCGCGCAGGGTGGCGTCGTCCCAACGCCTATTCCAGAAGTTGCGCCTGATGCCGAAGGGCGTGATCAAGTAGCCCTTGGTCTGAAGTTGCTTGGCCACCCACACGTGCCAGTCGCTGATGCCCGGGAAGCGCCGGAAGTACTGTGTCTGGAACGCCTCGGCCACTTCCTTCTCGACCTTCATCTGCTGGGCCAGAGTGAACGGCTTGCCGTAATAGTTGGAGCCGTGGGCGCCGCGCTTGGTGATGTCCCGATAGGAGTAGCCCCGGTAGTACTCGCGCTCTGCGAGTTCGCGGTCAGGCGGAAAGCCGAACACCATCGAGGCCACCATGGTGTGGGAGTCGCCACCCTCGACGGCAGCGATGTAGTTCTCGTCGCCCGACAGGTAAGCCACGATGCGGGCCTCGGCACCCTGCTGGTCCGAGTAGAACAGCATGTAGCCGGGGTCCGCAATGAAGCAGGAGCGGGCTTCCTTCGGGATGTTCTGAAGGTTCGAGCCGATGCGGAAGGGATGCTCGCTCGACGAGAGGCGGAAGGTCTCGGTGCCAGCAATATTGAAAGAGGCATGGAAGCGGTTGGTCGGCGACAGCTTCTTCGAGAGGAACTCGATCTGCTTCTCAAGGTCCCGGATGCGCAGGATGTGGTTCGCGAAGAAGGCGCCGCGCGGGTAGTTGGCTGCGATGCGCTCAAGGATTTCCCGGTCGGTGCCGACCTTGGTCTCGCCCTTCTTGGACTTGGTTTGTTCCGGGATGGCGAGCAGCGTGTAGAACATGTAGGTAAGCTGGGGCGTGGAGTTGTGGTTGATGGTCGTGCCCCACAGAGCCTCGCACACGTAGTCGAAGTTGGCCTGCACCTTGTCGGCACGGGCACGCAGGCCAGCCACGAGGCGGTCACGCTTGGCTGTGTCGATCTGGACGCCGCGCCGCATCATGGTCATGATGGGACCGAGCATCAGTTCGCTGTATTCGTAGGTGGTCTTGGCCCAAGCAGGCAGAAGGCCCTCGTCGTAGATTTCCTTGAGGGCCATGGTCTGCATGGTATCGAGTGCGTTGTAGACGATCTCCTGATTCTCAGGAGTCGGGGTCATGTCGGTGATTGTTCGCACTGACGTTACCTTTCAGGAAGGTGTCTCGCATACGGGACAGGA